TTCGTTGTTACTACCACAAATTTTGGTACTCTTGGTTTTCAATCGAACGGGGCTGGTACTGGAACTGTTACGATTGAAGGAACTGTTGATGGTACAACTTGGACGGCTACTACTTATGTATCATTAACAACAGGAGGTTCTTCTTCTAATTTTAATGCCGCTGTTGCTACTGTTGGTCAGATTAATACATCTGCTTTACAGGCAATTCGTTTTAGGTCTAACACTATTACAGGAACAGTGGGAATTACTTACAATCTTTCTAGGAATGTAAGTAATATCATGCTTGATAATGCACTTCCTTCTGGAACCAATGTTATTGGCAAAGTCGGTATTGATTCGCTGAACAACGGAGTAACGATTGGCAATACTGTTACTGTTTCTGGATCTTTGACGGCCTATGGATCTGACAGCCTTGGAACACTCCATCAGCTTCGTACTGATTCTCTTGGTAACCAAGGTGTATATCTAACTGGATCTTCAGTTACACTTGCGACTTCTTTAGCAGCAGGGCCGGGATCTGCATCAACACTTCCTTCTTTTGCACAAATTACTTCACTTCCTGCAAATGCGGCAGTTAGTCTTTCAGCAGCACTTCCAACGGGAACAAACACGATTGGATATGTAAGTCTTGCTTCTGGACAGTCGCTCACGGGATACTCTCCTGCTTCTTCCATTACCAACACAGGAGGAACTGCATCGTCTCTCCCCGGAGGAGCAACCGTACTTGCTGGAACTTCTTGTACAAAGATGCTTACTGTTCAAAATACGGCAACTCTTAACAATCTCTATTTTTATTGCGGAACAAGTTCACTAACGGCCTCTGTGAATGGTATTCAGTTGGCCCCCGGACAAGGCTATCAATTCACCGTATTGCCTTCTTCTAGCCAATATCTATACTTGGCTGGAAATGTGAGCTACGCCCTCATGTACGCTTGATATGGGATTCTTCTCATCTCCTACTTTTCCAAAAAGTGGGTTCTTTAATATCAAGAAGGCAACGGGAGGAGGATTCTCTGTTACCTATCTTGTTGTTGGAGGTGGAGGTGGGGGATCTTTAATTGGGGCAGGGGGTGGTGGAGGTGGCAGGGTTTTAACAGCCACAACAACCAGTCTTTCGCTCAACACATCATATACCGTAGCGGTTGGTGCTGGAGGAACTTATTCAGCAGGATCAAATGGAGGAAATTCAACATTTGCTTCTTTTGTTGCAGGGGGAGGGTTTGCTCCTCCTAGCGTAAATGGAGGTAATAGCGGGGGAAATACGTTTACTGGAGGAAATGGATACAATGACCCAAATACTACAAATGATTACGGAGGAGGTGGTGCAGGAGCCGCAGGAAATGGTGGAAATGCTTCTTTTGGGGTAGCTGGATTAGGAGGGACTGGTGTTGTAAGCACACTAGGGGGATCATCCATAACTTACGGAATTGGAGGTGGAGGTGGAAATGATGGTACGAGTACGGCTGGACTTGGTGGAGGCAGCTTAACACCAAACGGAGCTACAAATACAGGAGGAGGTGGTGGTGGTGGACAAGGAGCCAACGGAAGTGAATTTGGAGGAAATGGAGCAAGCGGCGTTGTGATTTTTCAGATTCCTTCTACAAACACAGCGGCTTTTACTGGAACTGTGACTCAAACATCTTTTACAGCCGCAGGATTTACTACCTATGTTGTAACAGCAACTACTGGAACTTGTTCTGTTAAATTTTCTTAACTTTTAACATTAAATTAATTAAAAAATACAGCTATGCATCCTACTGAAAACACACTTTACACAGGAACTATTGGAACAATTGCCCCAATTGGCGCGGCTGTAGTTAGCCTAGATCCTGTTCTAGATTTTGAATTGAGAGTTATTAGTCTTGCATTGGGTATTTTAGTTGGCTTTATCTCTCTGGTAAAGCTCATATACGATTGTTATCACGATTGGAAAGCTCGTCAGGGAAAATGAAGGCTCTACAAATCATTGCGGTTTCTGCAATCTTTTGTTTAGTAGGATGCGCTCATCAAAAGCCTTCCGTCGTTGATACTCGTCCCGCCATTGCATCAATTGACAATGCAGATAAGACGATAAGGAAGATAGCTCATGCAAAACCAAAAGAAATCCAGCCTCTTGTGCAGGAGGCACAAGCTCAAGTGGAACAGGCAAAAGTACAGGTTGAGCAAGTCCAGAAGCAAGCGGAGGCCGTTCAGGGTGAAAGGGATTGGTGGAAAAATGACGATGCTTCTAAAGAGAAGCAAATTGTTTCTCTGGAATCAAAAGTTTCACATTGGCATCACCTTATTGCTATTATTTCTGGATTTATGGCGTTTGCTGTGGCTTTCACGACATGGAGGTTAAGCGTGATTAGTCCTTGGATTCCCATTGGTCTGACTCTGGCAACTTTCGGAATATCATGGCTGATTCTAGGTCGGATTTGATTAAGAAAAAGCTGGATCAGCCAGCATCAAAGAGCAAGAAAGCCCTTTATGCAGGGGTTGCCGCTGTTGGTGTAGTCTTTGTTTTTGCTTCTACTGTCTTTCTTATTCACAAGCACGCTGATGTTTCTAAAGAGATTGTAGAAGTATCCAATACAGCGATTATGGCATTCATGGCTTTAGCTATGACGTTGATTACCGGGCAGGCATGTTTCGACTGGAAAGCTGTCTCTGCTCTTCAGCGCATAGAAGAGGATGAACATATTGACTCCAATGCTGAAGCTCCTGATGTGGAGGTGAATCAGAGAGTCTATAAGTCAAGATGGTATGACCAAGAATCATAAAAGGGGAGACATCCGAGAGGATGGAATGATTTTTTGGAGATATGTAAAAAAGCTAAACAAGGAAGTTTGGCTTACATTAGAACAATTTGATTTAACAAAAATAAAATCTAAAATAAATAGAAATAAATGTTATGTAAATAATTATAAAAAAGAAAGAGAGAATGCATTAAGGTGGAAAAGAAAAAATGTAGAAAAGAATAGAGAAAATTCTTTAAAATGGCAAAAACAAAATCCACAGAAGGCTTGTGAGAGATCAAAAAGATGGCACAGAAATAACCCTCATGTAATGAGGGCAATATCCGCTAAATATAGGGCATCAAGAAAAAATCAAACACCATCTTTATCAGAAGATGAAAAAAACATAATCAAAGAAATTTACAAAACTAGAGAGAGAATATCTGAATGCACGGGTTTAAAATTTCATATTGACCATATAATTCCAATCTCAAAAGGAGGTTTGCATTCAGCTTCAAATCTTCAAATACTTCCAGAAAAAGTAAATATAAGGAAAAGCGATAAAATTTTATGACAAGCTATTTCCAGAACAAAGTAATTCCATTTTTGTTCGATCACGAAGGAATAACCTATGAAGATGACCCAGATGACCTTGGGAACAATCCTCCATCATGGGCTAATCAATCATATAGGGGAACAAAGTTTGGCATTGATGCTCGATCTCATCCAAATGTTGATATAAAAAATCTTACAGCAAAGGAAGCATCTTCGCTGTACTGGAGTGAATGGGTAAGAGATGGATGTGATCATTTGCCTTCGCCTCTTGATTGGATTTACTTTGATGCCTGTGTGAATTGTGGAAATTACAGGGCTTCTAAGTTCCTTGATGCTTCAGGGAGAGATCCAAAAAAGTTTCAGCAATTACGCATAGATTTTTATTACCGACTTGCTGATCAAAATCCTAGACTGAATAAGTTTTTAAAAGGATGGATCAATCGCGTTAATGACTTGTCAAGCGTGACGGGATTGGCTTAATGTAATTTCCAAATGCGTTACCAACCAAACGAGAATTGTTGCAATACATCTAGTGGATGCTACACGGGATGCGGACAGACGATGCCGATTGTTCCGGGAACAAATCCTGCATTGCAAACTTGGAATGGTCAGAATTTTGTTGTTTCTGATGGATCGGTACAGAATCCGATTAGCTTGCCGAATCTTGAGATTTCACAAGATCAAGCTCAATACGTTATTGGGACTAATAATACAGGTAGATTAAGTTATTATAATCCTTTAAATTTAACAAATGGCAATAATCTTGAAGTAACGGCTACTGGAAGTACGACTGCTAGGACATTGGCGAATAGGTTTGCTGATGTCGTTAATGTAAAAGATTTTGGGGCTATCGGAAATGGGGTGGCTGATGATACTGCGGCTATACAAGCGGCTACCAATACAGGGAATCCTGTGTTTTTCCCTGCTGGAATTTACAAAATGCTATCTTCTGTTTCTTATGCAGGAACAGTAGTTTGGTTTGGGTCTGGATCGCAATCTATCATTAAAAATGATTCTACAGTAATTAGCGTAACATCTGGAAATAATTCTATAATTGATAATATATATTTGCAGAGCATTACATGGCCTTCAATTATTAGCAGGAATGTAAATACATGGGTTGCAAATCCTACTCCATACACTTCTAGAGCAAATAATCACTCTGGTTATCAGCCTACAGCTAATGATAGCGATCTTTCTCCAACTCCTACTTACACTACAATTGGCCCCGTAATAAGTTTTCAGGGCAATGCAAGCAATATTACTATTAGTAGAATATATGGTATTTTTGTAACTATAAATGTACAGGATGCAATTTATTCAACAGTTAGAGATTGCAATTTCCAAGGAGGAACTGGTCTTGGCGGGATTGTTTTTTTCAATATAAACAACCAAAAGGGAGAAGGCAATTCTGCTGTAAATAATACTATAAATTATGCAAGCAATAGCGGAATTACATTTGTAAGAAATTATGATGGTTTAGCACAAGGAAACATTGTTTCATATTGCGGAGAATCTGGCATCAAAACTTATCAAAATACAATTAATAGCGTTGATGCTCGCTGCTATGAAATGCAATTCATTGGCAATACAAGTTTTTATCAATTCTATGATGGGTTTGACTTTAGTTCTGATTATCCACAGACAGGAACAGTAGATTCAAGGCATCAAATTATAGGAAATCTTACTTATGGTAATAGGGGAACAGGATTTTATGCTGATGGTAGCAATAATCAATTTATTGGTAATAATGCCAGAAAGTGTCAAAATGCTGGTATTTCTTTATATTATAACAATTCTATAGTTTCTAACAATTTTGTATATGGTTGCAATGTTGCATCAGGAACATATACAAACCAATTTAATTTCACAGGAGGATCTTCTAATAAAATATCTAGCAACTATATTAATAATGCTGGAAATAATGGATATTCTTTATATGCACCCGGAAGTAATTTGGTTTCTGGAAATGAAGCTATAGGAGGAACAATTTTTATTGGGAATGCAAATTCAGTTACCGCGCAAACGATTGGTAATGTAGATCAAAATTATGGGATAAGTGGAACTTTTAATCCTACAATTACAGTTGGAACTACATTACAAACTACTTATAGCATTCAAAAAGGCACATATACTCGTTTGGGGCAAAGAGTGTTTTTTGATATAACAATACAGTTGAATCAAACAATATCAGGAACAGGAAATATTTCGATTAGTGGACTTCCTTTCACGGCATTTGCAAATGGAGTATATGGATCAGTTTCATCTGTTATTTCACAAAATACTTCTTATACGGGAGTTTTGATGGGATTAATTAATGATGGATCTAGTGCGGTTGGATTGCTTACAGATACCAATGGAACTGCAGCAGCTATTACAGATTCAAATATAACAGGAAATTCCAAGTTTTATATCTCTGGAAGTTATCTGGCTTCTGCATAATTTAATCATTCATGTTTTTTTATTTCTCTCTTGCATAAATCTTAAACAACTCTTACAAAAACTCTATGTCTTACGGATACAACAACGGATGGGGTGGGGGATGCGGATGCGGAGGCACAGTTCAATACGCTCCTTCTGCTTGCAATCCGAATTTCCCTACAGCTTGCACGGCCCTTGGTACTGGCACAATCCAGCGAGTCGTTGGAGAAGATTCGGCCTATTGCAAATACACAGTTCCTACGCTTACTTCCAATAGTATCCTGTTCTACAATGCCTCTACTGGCCTTGTTAATTGGGGAGATTCTTCTTCAGCTAATCCTATTTTCCTTGGAAGCAATTCCACCAATCAGGTTGTAACTTCTACAGGTCAAATCCAAGCAATCACTCCTACTGGTCAGCTTTCTGGATTTGTTCCTAGCACATCTTCTGAGACGCAATTCCCTGTCGTATCGCCAAGTGCAACAACAACAACTTGGGGGACTATTGAAAGCATTATTCCAAACCAAGGGCTTGTTTATAAAACTGGATCAACTGCTGACGGCCCTCTTGCGGCTAATACAGTTTATCAGCTTTCTGGAACATCTGGTCAGTATGTTGCTTTTGATGCTCTTGGTAACCCGTATGCAACAACGCCATCGTTGAGTTTAAACTATATTGCCAAGTCGGGAAACTACATTGCATCTGCTGGTGAGGCAATTGCTGCAAATACTTCTTCTGGCGGGTGGACTTTGACGCTGCCTCCTGCGCCTGTTACAGGAACTGTAGTAACTGTGGCAGATGCCTCCGCTTCTTGGGATACAAATAATCTTACGATTGCTCCTTCCTCTGGAAGTACAATTCAAGGATCGGTTCAAAATTTGATTTGCAATGTTTCAAATTGGCAAGTTACAATTTACTACAATGGAACAACTTGGATTGTAATTATTTCTTAATATGGCTATTAATCTTTCAACTCTTGTAAATACAACTGTACCAAGTCAACTTGCAACTGCATGGGTTAATTACAATGGTGTTTCTGGAAGCATTAGAAATTATTACAATGTTTCTAGTGTTACAAAAATAGGAACAGGACATTATAGAATAAATTTTTCTTCTGCCCTTTTAGACGGTAATTATGTATTTTCTGGAACAGCATCTCCATATGGAGCAGAGACAAGTGGATCAACTGTAAGGCCATATTCAACTTCATCAATTACATCTTCTTCTTTTCAAGTACAAATATATGGAAATACAACTACACCAATAGATAGTGATTATGTAGGAGTAGTTGTTTTTGGAAACTGATACTAAATTAAACGCATATGTCCCAAGTAATTGTATTCAATAACCCTAATGGAGGAGTTTCTATATGCATTCCTACTGGAGAAGTTCCAATTGAAGAAGTTCTTCAAAAAGATTGCCCCGCTGGTGCTATCATTGTTGATTCAAGCACTATTCCTCAAGGCTCTGATGCTTTGTTTCAATCGGCTTGGGTTCTCAATGGAAGCACAATCACGGTAAATATTGCATCTGCTCAAACGCAATATCTTGTTCAATACAATTTTGCCGCAATAGCGGCTGCACAGATTCGTTCCAACAATACTGCCGCTGGAATTCCTAATTCCACTAGCGATTCTGTTTGGCAATCAAGTCTAGCAACGGATCGTGCTTCTATTGCCGCCGCTACTACTACTGCACAACTTGTTGCTATTGCTCTTCCAACCTCGGAAACGCCAGATTATTCCAGCTAAACAATCATGGCCCAAGATGGCAGGATTTATGATGGTACAGCAGCAACAATTGCTATGGATGCAGAAACGCATCCAAGTAATTTGCCTCCAACATATGTTTCTTCATGTGTAAATAGGTCTTTCCGTCAGGGAATTAATAGTACAAGGCCTCCATTTACCGATCTTCAAATCAATCTTGCTTACGGATATGATTCTTCATATCTGACGCTATTTCAAACGGGTAATTTCCAAGGAGCATATCCTTATAAAGCAATTTCTCCGGGTGCTGTAGATGGAATCGTATGCTCAGTTGCTGGTCAGATATTTTTTATAGCAATCGTAAACAACATTTGTACGTTGTATCCATTGATAGGGGGAAATGATCCTACTCTTATGCACACTTGGTTTGTGCAAGCAGAGAACTGGGTTTACATCCAAAATGGCTATCAAGATCCTATTGCATGGAGTGGTAATGTTTCTGGATCTCCAACAAATCTTCAAGCGCAAGGAGATGGATTGCTATCGATCAAATTGACTTGGACAAACAATGCCGAAGGAGCAAGTTTTAATGAGCTTCAAGTCCAAACGGGAGGAAATATTTTTACTGATTTTGCAACTATATCGTACAATCAGAATTACTATACTTTTAGCACATCGAAGGCTTCAACTTCTTATTCTTTTCAAGTAAGGGCTGTTTATCCTGATGGATCTGCAACTCCTTGGTCAAATATAGCAACCACAACATCAGCAACTACAGCCATAACTCCTGAATCAAATGGCACTGTTTATAGGCTTAATCCCGCTGCACAACAGATGCCAGTTGGAACAATTATGGCATACTCTTATGGTCGCGTAGCCGTAAGCGATAAGAACAACAATATTTATATTTCTGACATTATTTATGGAAATGGATTTACTACTACTTCCAATACGCAGAATTTTACAGAACAAACCTATTGGCAAGAAGGGGGTTCATTTACCCCTCCATCAAATCTTGGATTGATTACAGGCATGAGGGTGATGCCTTCACTCAACATTAATGTTCGCGGACAAGGCGAATTGGTTGTGTTTTGTGAGAATGGTTCATTTACTTTGGATTTGTCGCAAGATAGAACGACATGGCAAGCCAACAATATTCAAAAGGTTTCTTTGATTGGGCGCGGATGTCGTTCTCCTTGGAGTATTACGGGAGTAAACAACGATGTATATTTCCGTTCTGATGATGGTTGGGCATTTTACAACAACGCACAAGTTGACTTTTATGAAGCCCTTTCTTTCCGTAAGATTAGTAGGGAGGTTCAGCCTTGGGTAAACCATGATACGCCTTGGTTGAGGCAATTTGAGTCAGCAATGTTTTTTGACAATAGGCTTATTGCTACAGTTTCTCCGTTTACTGTTGCTAATGCTGATCCATCTTATGGATTGCATCGTCCGAGTAGGGCAATGATAGTTTTGGATGTAGAGCAGGAAAGCAGAATTAACCCCGATGCTTCTTTGCCGACACGCTGGAATGGATTGTGGGAGGGGCCGCAACCTACGCAACTAATCACAGCACAAATAAATGGTGTTCAAAGGGGATTTGCTTTTTCTTTTGATGCCGATGGAGTGAATCGTCTTTATGAACTTCAGAACAGTAGTTCATATCAGACTGGTGTAGATGACTATTCTCAAGTTCTAGGAACTGTTCCTATTAAGTCTTATTTTATTACAAGGCGTTTTGACTTTACTCCGAATGCCGGGGCTTCAAAATTTATTAGAAAGCAACTTGTAGGAGCAGAGATGTGGGTATCAAATCTGAATGAAAAAGTGACATTTGAAATGTCATATCTACCTGATTCATACCCAAAATTTACTCAACTTGGTAATACTATTTCTATAGCGTCAAGTCAATATACGCCCATTCAGTCTGGATGCATTCCTCAAATTTCATTGCCAAAATATTCACAAATCAAATTTCCTTCCCCTGATATTAATGATTGCCAATCATCCAATCAGATTAATCTTCAAGAGGGCGCAGAGTTTCAAATAAAAGTTGATATAACAGGAACCTGCATTGTGGATCGTGTAAGAATTGGAGGAAATCTTAATGCTACATTAGACCTTCCAGAAGGAATATGTGTGGGAGATGAAATTGATCCCATTGTTGCTTGCCCAATAAACGATTTGGATTATTACAGAATAATTCCTTTACCTTCTTCTATTTCTTCTGTACAAGGATAAAATAATATGGACAACCAATCGTCTCCAGCACAACTGCTTTTCCCGACTGTTCCAAACAGTTATTGTCCAAGCGGAGATTGGGCTGCTATTTTTAATAGTTTCATTTCCTTGTACCTGAATAACGGGACTGTAAATATCCCATTTTTGAATCAGGTTACACCTCAGCAGATTACAACACTTCAACAAAATGTTTTAACAATTCAGAACCAATTAAATGCCGTTAATTGGCAAACTGGAACTGTTACTGTTGCTGCAAATACTTCTCCTCAGACTTTTACAATTAATCTTCCAACTCCAATTAACAGCGCAAGTTACAATATTAGTGGATATTTTAACTTAACCGCTGGAACAGCAGATGCTCAAGCATCTTGGGGCGTAATTGGATCACCAACAGCTTCTTCATTTCAAATTTGGATTCTTAGCAATAATACAGAAATCACTAAATTTACTTGGCAAGTAAGCAATTTGGGATCACTCTGATACTTCACAAACAAACCAACAACACCTAAAACCAATGGCTAAAAACATCAATCGTGCGACGGAGCCTAAGCTCCAATCCGAAGGTTTCAGCACTCGTGGAACCATTAAAGAGGGGATGAGCAATCATCCTCGCGGAACGGAGTTCAGCGGAATTATCTACGCTGGAGCCAAGCAGCCCGAGCCTACGTCTCCCGGACGCGGATATTCCAAGAAGTAATATGGCCTCCCACGGAGTTCAATATACTTACGATAACACGGAGCGTGGTATCGTTTCTGATTCGGCAACTCCTCAACCTATGCAGAAGGTTTAGATCAAGAACGACA